GGAGACCAGCTAATGTATCCATCTGGATATTTAACTACATATCCCGGATTGCCATCATCTGAACCTCCAAATCTTTTTCTTGCTTCTTCAATGGTATCGCAGGCACCTGTTTTTAATGCCTGTGCTTCTGCAAGAGTTGCTTTTTCTGCCTCAATAAGTTTTGTTCCAATATACTTATTCATTGTTTACTTCTACCCTTTCTGCTTTCCCTTCAATGGAGAACATGCTGTAAGTTCCATCTTTTACTTTCTCCCAAACATCCGCATCTGTAACCTGGAATCCAATCCACCAGCCAACAGGGAGTGTACCTTCCGGGATTCCCATTGCCGCCATCTTCTCTTCCGTAAATACAACACTCTCGATCAGATAAGCAACCCCGCCTCTTTCGTGCATCTCTCCACCTTCCCGGTAGAGATCAACGAACTTGTAAGCGGCACTTTCAAGTTCATCAGGCTCTATGATGTCGCCCTGCCAGTCTTCCAGAGTTTCTCCATTCTCAGCAATGGCAACACTGGCCCAGCCGAATGCCTGCATTTTTTCATTATTTGTCTTCTTTACCTGGAACTTTCTTTTTGTTACCTCCGGCTTATTGTCCGGTTCGTCCCTTATTTTCATTATTTCATTGAATGTTTTCATTTTTCACCCTCACATACTTCACCGCACATTTACAGCGCGGGTGTAATGGTGGAATAGACGTTGTAATCTCTCTCCTTCCGGATACCGTTTTAAATTCATCATCCATTCCTATCTTAGCGCCTTCAAGAGCTGCACATGATGCGCACACATGGCCGTCCAAAGCTGTTGACCACTCTTTTTCCATCTCCGGAAGGTTCCCTGCAGTTACCGCTTCCCTCACAAAAGCATCTGCGCCATGGTTATAGGCTTGTGCTATTTCCGATCTGGCTATAGTCTCTGCCCTATACCGCTGCTGTCTTTCTGCATATTTTGAAGCAGCCTCCCTCGCTTTCCGCTCAATTGACTCAGGTTTCATTCTCGGATGATCCGTTGTCAGTCTTTCCTTGATGGAGTTGTAATATTTGAGATTCGCCGCAGCCTGTCTCTCTGTCAGTCCTATTGTTGGCCGGATATATCTTGCCGTTTCAGCACTGCTCATATTAAGAGATTCAGCTTCAGCGATCAGATACCGAATTGCGCTCACCTGCTCATTACAACAATTTGTTATCAAATCTCCCGTATGATCAACAATCCAGCTTCGAACCCAGCTCTCAGAGCTTATTACATCTTCTGCTCCACAAAAGAGAGAATTGTTTTTCCATCCTTCAAGAAACGCCTGTTCCCATACAGGTGTCATTTTTTCTGACAGCATCTTCGAATAATCCTGGAACCATATATCAAAAAGGCTTTCCGGATCTGTTTCTCCTATTACGAGTTCTCGCAGTTCTCTGTACAGCATGACTGCTGCCTGATCCTGCCAGAATCGAACAAGCCATCTTACTGGTTCATCAATATTTCCCTCGAGATAGGCGTCAAGTGCATCCAGTACTCTCTGTGATTCTTCGCTTTTTTTAACAGCCCTTGATCGTGGCCGTATTTTTCGCATCATCAAATCACCTGCCTAACCTTTTCTTGGCTTCCTCAGCATCTTGATTCTCTTCTGGATCCACCTCTGGTCCATCAGGTTCGTTTGCTGTCTTCTCTGGTGCTCTGCGCTGTGCTTCTCGCCGTTCATCTTTCTCTCTGGAATCTGGAACTTCCGTTCTTTCCGGCAGGTTTGCTGCCTCCCTGACATAATCTTCCAGTTCTTCATCAGGTATCAAGATTCCCGTGCCGACCATATCCTTCAGGAATGTTGACAGTTTCGTGATATCCCGTTTGTCCACATCTCCATGGGCGAGTGTAGGATAGTCCTCAATCCCATCGAAATGGGAACCATTAATGTCTATCAACGAAGGAATGCCCTGGTTATTGAACGTCTCGCAAATAACATCTAAAAAAGCTCCGAGCGCAACAGAAAACAATTCTGTCTTGTCCGAGCTTAGTGCGAAGCTTCCAGTCTTTTCATGTCCAAGCATAATAAAATCTGCAAGGACTGTCTGGGCGATCTTCGTATCGTATCTGTTTATGATTGCATTGGTGTCAAATTGTCTTGTACCTCCGGTGCTCAGAAGTTCCGCTTCGTATCCATACGGAAGAACAAGCCCTTCGGATTCATTTCTGCGAAGGTTCTTTACCATGGTAATAAGTGCTCCATTAATTTTAACCATGTCAGGATCTTGACTATCCCATATTTCTACCCTTTCAGGAGCATGAATAACTGGCAGACCTGCAAGATCTCGCTCAATTCCGATAGCTTCAATTTCCTGGATTCTCCGTTTAAAATACCAGGAGCGATATGCGTTTCTTAAAATACTCCGGCCTTCCGGATTGTCTTTTACGCTCTCCGTTCGGAATAGCATTGCTTTACTCATCGGTATAGTAAACAGTCCATAATCCGGAGGCGGTTGCTGTGTCATTCCAATCAGATTGTCACTATCATCATATTCCCAGCGATACAAGGTATCCTGCGCTCTCGGAGGAAGTTTCTGCCAGCCTATCAATCCATCAGAGTATTTGCTTGATGATCTTCGGTTCTTTGTTTTACCCATTCGGCGCTTATATACAATCTCATGGAAACTCCAACCGTAAGGTAGGAATGACAGGATTTCCGAAATGGTATCCGTCCATGTGGCCTGCATGTCGCCCATACAGCTTTCAACAAACTCTGCAGCTTCTTTGTCTTTGGCACTGTCACCTCCCGGCTCTACATGCCACTCAACCTGCCGGATCATCATCTTAATTGCAAAAAGAATGGCTCCAACGGTATCGTCATTCTCTTTCATTTCTTGAAATACCTTTATCCCACGCATTCCAGACAGTTCCGGAAGAAATTCCTCATAAAACTGTCCTTCCCAGCGTTTCTGTCCAATCCGTCCATACTCTTTCATCTTCATCACCCCTCTTTCCGGCTATATCAGCCCCAGTAATTGTCTTTGGTCAGCTCCTGTAATTCTTTGACTCCAGGTGCTGTACCTGTGTGTTTCTTGATCTTTCCGAGATACAATGCCAAAGCAAGAGCATCTGCTCGGTCAGGGGAGTCAAGGCCCCTTTTCTTCATCTCTTTTTTTGATTCGATTTCAAGCTTTCCATTACTCGTCATTGTATATTTTCTGGAAGAAAGCTGGCCAATCGTCTGCTCATCGTCTTCAATTACAATTTGCTTGTTATCCAGAAGATCTCGCATGCTAGCCCACATGGCGGTGGTCAGGTTATTGTACTTTTCAGCTGCATCTTTGCCTGCTGCCGTATCGGTCTCAATCTTTTCTGCTGCATTTATCGGAATAATTTGCATCTTATACAGCTTCTGTTCTTTCCGAACTTCCTTCAGACGGTCAGTAACACCTCCACCAAGACCGGTGTCATCAATCTGTACATACACCTTGCCTTCATACTTTGAATATTCCCTGTATATTTTTTTAAATTCCTTTACGATGTCACCTACAGTGGCCATCGTGTCCTGTCCTCGCCTGTTTCGGACTATTTTGCAATGACCGTGATAATTACGATATATGACCGTTTCGTCGTCTCCGAAACGGGCCACATCCACCCCCAGTGATACAAATCGCATTCCGTCCGTATCATCAAGTTCCAGTAGTTTACTGCTACACTGTTCAATCAGGCTTAACGGAATAAATACATCATCTTCCTGATTTGGAAATTCTCCACGGACACGGACACGGACTACGTTTGAATCCCATCCATACTTCCTTATGAGCGAATCAATATTTTCTTTGTTTGTTCTACTGCTGTCTGCAGATGATACAGTGTGGCATTTATACAGTGCCCTGTCTCTGGTATGCGAATCATAGAATGTTCCAGATGTTCGTGTTGGGTTTCCACACAGAAGAAGTTTATTATTTGATCCGGATAAGGTACCAAGGATAGCCTCCATGATCGGATCCGCAACACCGGAAGCTTCATCAACGATAAAAAGCATATTATCTTCATGGAAGCCTTGCATATTCTCTGGCTTTGTAGCAGTCCTAGCAACACCAAACCAACGCTTTTCATTGCCAACCATATAAACATAGGTCTTTGTCCATTTCAGAAGCATGGAGAGCAATTCAGACTTGCTCATCCACTTGGAAATCTCAGACCACAACACATCGTGCAACTGCTGTTTAGTTGGTGCGGTTGCAACAATTCGCGGGTATGGGAAACAGGTAATGAACCACAGGAACACTGCTGCCTCAAGACCAGTCTTTCCAACACCCTGCCCTGACTTAATACTTACCTTTGGGTTTGCAGCCAGGTCTCTTGCTGCTTGCGCTTGCCATTCATCAGGCTCAAAACTGAGCACCTCCCGGAAGAACATAACCGGATCATCACGCCACAGCGGTATACTTTCATCAAGGAATTCAGAGAACTGTATATCATCCATCTTTGTTCTCTCCTTCCCTTGCTTTTACCACAGCTTCGGCCCATGCACGAACAACCTCATTGCCCTTGCTTTCTCCGGCAATCTTCTGCTTTTCAAGTCTCAGCTTCGCAAGTGCTTCAATAGCCTTGGTCTTCTTTGACTGTACAGTTGACAGCTCTTTTTCAAGTCTGGCGATCATATTGTCCTTGTTTTCCATCGTGGTTTGCATGTTATACGCATCTCCCGGCAGACGTTCTTCAGCAAATATTTTCTTCTCTATGCGTTCTTCATAGAGTTGCTTGTCCGTTTCTGTTTTGAATGTCCTTTTGATTTCACTTCGGTTGAATCCATACAGGGATACTTCACCTTTCATGTCCCGGTATTTATTGATTGCAATCATGATTCTTCTTTCCCTCACGGCAAAGAGCTGAATCTGTTCGATCAGAAGCATTTCTTCATCCATCGGGATATCTTCGATCATATCTTTTTCAGACTCATCAAGGACATCCCAATATACAGAGGAATATGCTCCGTGTTTCTCTGCAATCTTATCTCCCGGTTTCAGTGGACCGCCCTTATTTCCAACTGCATTTCTGTTCCCAGGCTGTCCACCTTTATGGCGAGCGTTCGCTTTTTTCTTTTGCGAACGTTCGTTTTTCTTTCCTTTTGTCCTTCCGTCCCAATTCTGTGTTGATTTCCACCGCCGAACTGTGCTGGCCGGGACATCCAACTTCTTGGCAATGTCAACAAGTTTCATCCCGTTCTTATACATTTCCTCAGCTTCAATGCTGTTGGGACTTCTTGCCCTTGCCAATGGACACCCCTCCCCTCCATCATCTTATTTCGGCATATGCAAAAGGGAGAGGTTGCACTCCCTCTCCCTGCTTTCTG